CGCCAGCGCGCTGAGCACATCCTGCGCAGGAAAATTCGCCATGCTGTGCATCCCCGCGATCCCCAACGCCGCACCGGCGACACCGCAAATCAGGGGTATCCACTTGTTATCCAGCGGGGAAAGCTTCACCGCCTCGCCCACAAGATAGCAAATCACGCTTATCACGGTCACTGCCGCCATACCCATAAACTCCATGTCCTCACTCCCTTTGTTTTTCCAAATCGCTTATTCTGTGGTTTATCACCTTTATCTGCTCCTCCACAACGGGCATACGCCTTGCAAAGCCGTTGTGCTCCCTGACCTCCCGGGTCAGCTCCTCCAGCCGGGTCTCAGTCACCGCCTGTGATCTGCTGTTGCTTATCAGCACCCCCAGCAGAGTCACAGTCCCGGTGATAAGTGCCGTTACAATTGTCTCTGTCATGCCGCCGCACCTGCATTGCTGCAAATTTCTTCCAGCAGCTTTTCAATGCGCTTCAAACTGTCCAGAAGCAAATCCAGCTTGTCTGCCGCTTTTTCATTTTCTGCCGTATCTGCGCTCAGCTCTCTGTCAAATACCATCGCGTACTCATAGCGTTTGTCCACATTGTTCACCGCCGGACGCTCATATTCCCGGCAAACCCTGTCTGCTGCGGCGTAGATATCCTCTGTCCGGCAAAGGAAAGAGAAGAGCTTCGGGAAATCTTTGCGCAGCTCATGGATTATAAAATCTGTCTGCACAGTCTCATTGCCCACACTTGCCCCTCTGTTTTTTGCGAACTCAAAAAGCTCCTGCTTTCGGCTCCAGAAGGTCCACTGAGCAAGGCCATAACCCACACCGTCGCTGTAGCAGCTGCCGGGCTGGCTGTCAAACTTGTCCGTATACTGTGCGTCAGTCAGTTTTGTCATGCCTCTTTGCGCAATGTTTGCTATCATGCTTGACTCTGCCATGAGATTTCCCATCATGCCGCAGGCTCCGGCGTGACTCATGCCGGCCGCCCTCAGCTTCCTATATATGTTTTCCGAGCTCATTCAACGCTTGCCTCCGTTTCATCTGCAAGCTGGCTTATGAGCGTCTCATACTGTGTCTGTAATTCCTCGAGCAGGCCAAGGTCGCGCCAGGGGCTTATACTTTCCCCATCCGGCCCAAACACCGTGCCATCTTCACCAATATAGCTGTGTCCCTCCGGGCGCACCCGAAAGCCCTCAATATATGCCGTGCATTTGCCCTTGAAGCTTTCCGGGGCCTCAATCTCTTTGTAAGTGCCTCCGGGCTTTGATACATGGCACTTGCATTCACCATCAATATAGATTGTCATCTCATCCCCCTTTTACGGTACAAGCCGCAAATCTTTTACCGTTATATATTTGTCATCTGTACTGGTCATATAAATACCGATATAGCACGCTTTTTTTATTGCGCTCACATCGAGAACTGTGCTGTTACTGAAGGTTTTCTTTGCGCTTAAATTTGTCCAGAAGATTTTACTGATGCAGCTATCACCCGCGTTTGTGGCAGACAAATCGGTGAATATAAAAAAGCCCATAGGGTTTGAGCTGTTCTCGCCGCCAACTTCCCCCGTAAACACCAATTTATTATAATTAGTGAAGTCGATTTTATTGCTGACATAGTACGCACCTTGCGAGCCGCCTTGGGAGTGCATGAATTTGAAATAATCCGTCCCCTCGCTTATTGCGGGCTCACGGGCAGTGCCGTATTGCGAAGTTGCCCACTTCCATGCTTTTTTCACCCATCCGCCTGTTTGCGCTTTGTTGTAATCGCCATAACTGAACAGCACAAAGTCGTATGTCAGTGTAAGATCGACCACTTGATTTTTCGCGGTGATGCCAACAGTTTTGCTTGCGGTTTCTGCCGCCGTACCCTTTGTTGCTGTGACTGTCCATGTACCGGCGTATGGGATTAAAAACACCCATTTACCTGTAGTGGTCTCCGCTCTCAGTGTTCTGTTGCCATTACTGCAACTCAGTTCAGAGCCCTCCGGGTATTGCACATATATGGCAGCATATTTATTTCCTCCCGAAACCGGGTATATCATGAGACCACCTCCACAAGTCCCTGTACCACCCAAAGGTCGCCGTTGGTACTGTCCGGTGCGCATTTTTTCAGTGCCATCATACCAAAGCGCTCAGCAATACAAATCTTTTCATTCGCAAATGTTGCACTGCCAACAGCAGCAAGCCTCACTCCGTCTGCAAGCAATGTAAAGCTTTTGCCATACAGCCAAAGCAAAGCAATTTCTGCTCCGACCGGCATTGCTGAGCTTACCGCCTGCGACAGGCTTATTGTAATGTCGGCGTTTGCTGCAGTGTTGCTGCTCATAATTGTCTTGCCCAGGTCATCAGCTGCAATGCTGTAATTTGCAGTTGAAAACAAATTTGTTGGACTGTACAGTGCATCCTGCGCAAGCTTTGCACGAGTGACAGAGCCATCAGCATAGTTTCCCGTCTGCATCGTAATGGGATCTGCGCCCTCCGGCAGATGGCGCTTGTTGTGATACGGCATCATCGTCAGCGCCGCATAGAAGGTTTCCTCCGTGCCGGTATAGCCTGCCTCCTGTGCTTTCTCAAAAGCGCCGGGGCCTGCAGGGCCGGTAGCGCCATCGTTACCGGCTGGCCCCATGATATTGCGCGTTGCAGGATTCACAAGTCCTTTATCGTTGACCCATGAGATGTTGCCATTCACATCAACCGAGGGGATGAAGGTCGCACCGCTTGCGCCATCCTCACCGGGAGGGCCTTGCAGCTGTCCGTGGTTTCTCCACATAAGGTTTATTCCGTCCCATGCATACAGGTCGTAAGGCAGCTTTTCGCCAACGCTGTACACATCGCCGGGGCTCGGGTCTTTGATTATTGCCGCCAGCTCATCCACTGTTCCGAAATGGCCTATGGGTGCAAGGCTTGTGCCGTCCTGTCCGTCAAACTCTCCTGCTTCTGCCATGTCCCTCACAGTGCGTGCCAGCAGCAGTGCCTGGCTTGCGTTGTAGTCCACCTGCTCTGCCACGCTCATGGGCAGCTCGTGCAGCGGCGCATCTATAAGCCCGGATTCCTTGACTGTCAGAATAACCGGCACCGTAGTCAGCCTTGACTCTTCCCTGGTGCCCGTGAGATAAATCTCCCACTGCCCTATGGTAAGGTTCAGTCTCTGCTCTTCTGTGATCTCATTGTCATCGTTGAGCTGTAGGTCATAGGTAACCGCACCCAGTCCCTCATCCTGTCTGAAGTGCAGCCACTTGGAATATCCGTCCCACTGCTCATCGGAAAAGTTGACCTTTGCCGTGAGATAGTTGAGGGCGTCAGCGGCAATAACCGGAGTGAAAAACTTCAAGCTCTGACCGCTTACATAAAACTCCATCATTTTTCTGCCTCCCGTTCATTCAGCTGCATAACAAGCCTCAGCAGATATTCCCTTATCTGCGTCATCTGTTGTTCCACAGTGCCGCCCGGCAGGGGCGGCAATTCAAATATGTCTTTCATACATCGCTCCCTATGCTCAGAATCTTTGCAATGGAAAACAGCCTGAATTCTCCCTTGCCTTCCAGCCTTATGCGCATGTGGTCGCAGCGTCTGGGGCGTATTGGCACTGTCACCGTGCCTGTGCCCTTGAACTTTATCCTGCCCTTGCGCTCCCACAGTCCGGAGGAGTCGTACTGGCTATAGATGTCCATCTCCGCGCCCTCCTCCATCTGAAGGCGGAAGTTATAGCGGCTCAGGTATTTTCTGTCCGGGTACTGGTAGTAGAGTATGCCGCTCTCCGCCATCCAGCTTACAAAGCTCTCCTGCTCGCCCCGGCTGCCAAGCATGGCGATGATGCCCCCATCGGAGACGGCGTAGAGCTCACCCTCCAGCGCGGCGAAGGCTTCGGCCTGCATTTCGTCCTGCTTTATCCATATCTCCCGCTTCACATCGTAGACAAAAAGCTCATATTCTCCGGAGCTTGAAGCAATGATGGCAAGTGTACCGGAGGAAAAACAAAAAGACTTTGAAGAGGTAGTTCAAAAAATAATCAAGATAATTTAACAAAAATTCAAAATTTATTCTTTTCTATAAGAAAAAATCTTACGATTTATCAACCCCCTACCCCCACTCTTGGGGGAAAGGTGTTTCTTGATATAAGCTAAATTGCTCACTTCGC